GGCCCGGTGCCCCACGTATTGACGTTGGAGTTGTAGGCGGGCTGGTCGAGTACCTTGTTGGGTGTGGTCATGAAAGGGCCTCGTCGGCAATGGCGAGCGCCTTGGTGATGGCTTCATCAGGCTGCTCAAGGAGGGGTTCTGTCGTCGTGTTGTGGCCCTTCTTGGCCTTCTCTGCGGCGCGGATCAGCGACATCGCGATGGCACCGTGGTTGACCCCGCCAATCCGGCCGCCGGCCTTGCGCTGCGGCCGTGGGGCGCCCGTCGGCGTGTTGTGCATCGGGATTGTGAGGCCGCCCTGCGGCTGCTCTTGCGGCTGCGTCTGACGCCCGGCCAGATACCCCAGTTCGGCCGCCTCCGGTGCGCCCTTGCCGAGGATCTGCTTCAACCCCGGAATTGACGCGGGGTTCAGGATGTTCTCGATGGAAGGTTTCTGCAGCAAAATCCGCATGTACTCGGGATCAGCCATCGCGCGGTGGAGGGCCTCGATAGAAGCTTCTTTGACGGGGCCATACGACGCCCGCGCCAACAGCTCGGTCGGCTTCTTGAAGAAACCCAGCGTGCCCGCGCCGGCTCCTAGCATCTCGTATCCCGCGAGCGCCGGGGCGGCTACGCCGACGGCCTTGCCCGCGATAAGCCCCGCTACAGCGGCGGCGAGGGCTCCAGAGGCGTGGCCGTGCAGGATCGTGAACAGGTTGCCATCCTGCAGCAGCCGGTAGAGGCGCTCTTCCGAAATCGGCCCCGACGGCAGCCGGCTCAGGACGCGCGACGATTGATCCATCTGGTCGAGGAACGCCCGCTGTTCAGGGCCAGAGAACACCTCGCGAAGATCGTCGCCGTGCTTCTCCATCAGCGCGCGAAACTTCTTCGGCGAGCCGTCTTCCAACACGTTGCCGAGGGCTGCCTGCAGCTTCTCTGCGCGGCTCTGCCCGGCGATCAAGTCAAGCCGGTCGCGCAGCCCGGGTACGCTGTTGACGATTTCAGCGTTGCGGGGGTTCTTTAGATAGTTCGCGATCTCTTTCTGACCAATCATCGGCGTTTCGCCGTTCTTGGTAAGTTTGCCGACGATCCAATCACCTACAGAGCGATTGAGCGCGTTGACATCCATGCCGGGGAGGGCCGTCATCTCGCGATACGTCTGCAGAGCGCGGGGGCTGTCGAGGAACTTCAGCGTTTCCTCGCCCGGAATGATAGGCATTCCGGCCTGCGTGGTGCCCTTAGGGTACACCCCGGTCAGTCTCTCAAGATCCACGTTGGCCTTGGTCCGGGCATCGACGGCGAACAACTTCTTGTAGTCGTAAGTAGCCTTGCGCGCCGCGTCCCACGCGCCCGCAGCCTCCGGGTATACCGTACCGGACATATAGCGAGGCAGCACGTTCGCTGTGTCGGTCATCACATCGTCGAGCAGCGTCGTCAGCGCAACGGCCCCTGACTTGTCCATGACCATCGGATTGCGAACCATGCTGTTCGCAAACGTCTTCACCTTCTGCAACTCGGTGAGGGGGATGCCCTCACCACCGTAGGTCTTGAGCTGTTCGACGTAACGTCGCAATTCGACAGGCATGTTCTCAAACGTCGCGGGGCCCATCTTCTTTATGGCCTCATCGACGGCCGCGCCCACTTCGCGTGTCTTATAACGCGCCTGTGCAATTGCCGGGTGGGCCCACGCGGCATCGGCGGCACCCTTGTAGGCGTCGTGGACAGTGTCGAACACCTGACGTGCCTGTTGCGCTGAGACGCCCATCGGGTTGTCGACCAGAGGTATACCAAGGGCGTCAGCCATTGAAGGCGCGGGCGGCTGGATGCGCGCCTGCAGCGCCGCAACCTGATCGGCGAAGTTTTGCTCGCCAAGGCCGGGGCGGCGTAACTCAGGCGGAGTAAGCCCGGACAGTTCGGGAACTAACTGCGCTGTGGTCGGCGTTGCGCCCGGAGCGAAGCGACCTTGCGCGCCGACGGCACTCGGGGGCGCCCCCGTCATCGAAGGTTCGACGCGCCCTCGGGGTGCGGCCGCCGGTGGCAACGCACTTGCAAGCCGCTGTTGTGCGTCACCAACGTCCGGTAAGTGTTTGCGGGCTACGTCGGCAGCCAACCGCTCCGCCATGTCGCGTTGTCTGCCGGGCATCAGACGCTGGCGCGCGGCCCCGGCACCGAGGCCCCCCGCAAGAGCCGCAGCGATAGGCGCGACCGAGCTATCAGGGAGCGCCTCATGCGCTGCGCCCGCGGCTACACCCGCCCCGAGAGTGACAGGAGACACGGCCTCTCGCAGCGCCCCCTTCAGCGATCCCTTCATGGCGGCGCCGGGAAGACCAAATCCGAAGGCACCCCCCGCGAACTCGCCGACCGTTGCGGCGCCCCGCCCCACTGGCGTCGTCGCCTTGTACTCCAGCCCCGGCACGCCGAGCTTGGTAGCGAATTTAGTCATGCCTGAACTGGTCGGCAGATCAAGCCCCAGAACTCTCGCATGAGTACCCCGACGCTCCTCGGGCGTCTTCGCGGCCTCGATGCGCTTCGTGTCGGCCTCCCATCCCTCGTCTGCCTGTCGGGCGGTGCCGCTATCCAGAAATTCGCGCACCTTGCCGACGCCGTACCGTAGCGCGGGGCCCGCATATGGCGCGAGAGAGGCGACGTCGCCTACGATGCCGGGGGTGCTGACCACACCGCGACCGACACCCGAGGCCAGCGCCTTTCCAACATCTGCCGCGCCTTCAGCGGAGAACTGATCAGGCGCGGGCGGGGGCGCGCCGACAAAGGCCCTGAACGATTGCGCCGGCGGTTCTGCTTCGGCAGTTGCGTACTGCCGCGCGAAGGAGCGAAAATCAGCCGGATCGTTGTCGCTCATTGAAGCATCCCGTTCTTCAGCATGTACCGGATGGCCGCCGCCGTGCCCTGCCCGAACTCACGGTCCACTTGCGCTGCGGCCCCCGCGCTGTCGATGTTCTGTTTCATGAAGTCAACCGCCGCCTGTCTGGTGAGCCCTTCTCGGTTCTGCGCAGGGATAGCCTCAACAAGCCCCTGCGCGATAAACCGTTCGGTCGGCAGGGCCTGCTGGAAGGCAGCGTCGAGCCCGTCGATAGTCTGGTTTTTGTTGACGTATGCGGTTGTAAAGGCCGCCTTTTCCTTCTTGTAGTCGAGCGCGGCCTTCATACCGGCCACAATCCGGTTGAACCCTTGCGGGGTGTTTTCGAGACGCGGCGTCGCGGCGGCGATGCTGTTGAATACCGACGCTGCCTCGTGAGAACCCATGAGCCTCGTCATCTCGGACGCGAGCCTTGTCGTATCCTTTGCCAGAGCTTCGGCTCCTGCCGACGTAGCGCCCAACTCCGATTGCGGTACGCCCAGCACCTGAAGGCCGGTATTCAGGTAGCGGACAAGGCCGATACGCGCATCCGCCGCGGGGCCCGGTGAGCCCCAGCCCGTCTGGGGCACCGAGTTATAGTTGGCCGACAACTGTCCCAGCTGCAGGCTAGTGTCGGCGGCCAGCTTCGCGTCCTTACGCGCGTCTTGAGCGCGCGTCTCCGCTTCCTTGAACTTCGCTTCGGCGCCGACGCGGCGACGTTCGTTGGCGGCCCAGTACGTGACCGGGTTGCCTTGAGCATCCGACGGTTGAGTGGTGCCACTGGTGATGAGCCCAAGTTTCCCGGTGTAGTCGTTGAGCTGCTGTTGAAGCTGCTGCGCCTCGCCGGAGTTACCGCTTGATTGCGCCGCAAGACGCCGCCGTTCGAGGTCGGCGATCTGTGCGCGCAAGTACGACGGCCGCTCGATATCGCGTGCGACGGCGGCATCGGCCGCGCGTTCGTCGCCCGCGGGCGAAGGGGCGCCCGGAGGCACCCCGACGGGCGTCCCGCTCGGGGCCGCTGAGGGAACCCCCGCGGGGGGCGCGCCTGTATTCCTCACGGGCCCTTCACCACTTGCGGGGGGCGCGCCTGTATTCCTCACGGGCCCTTCACCACTTGCGGGGGGCGCGCCTGCGCCTGCGGCGGCCCCGCCGCCTGCGGGGGACGTGCCGGTGGCCCCGGGGACTTGAAAGCGCGGCAGAAACTGTTTGATGAAGTCAAGGCGGCGTCGGTTGTACTCTTCAGGGGTCAAGCGGTCGCCAGAGAGTTTGTCCCAGTACATGCGGCCGCGCGTCGGATCCTGATACTCCTGTACGTTTTGCGTGAAGTATCGAGAAACCTCCGCCGCGGCTTGCGCTCCTTGAATATCAAGGCCCTGCTGCTTGAAACTGGCACCCAAGCCCGTTTGCGCGCCTTCGGCGAGACCCTGACCGATGGCGACGCCGAGGTACGGCGACGGCGACGCGAGCATCTTGCCGATGCCGCTGACAGCCGGGAGCAGCCAGTTCTGGTTGCGACCCGCCCAGTCACCCGCACGGTCGAAGAAATCGCGATCCCCCGGCTTCGGCGCATCTTCCTGCTTCGACGGGGTCACCTCCACCGACTTCAGCGGCGGCGCAACGCCGGGGGTGGTGGCGGCGGGGGTTGTTGCACTTGCCACCTGCGGCGCTACTGCCGGGGGGCGCTGCGGCGGCGCGGCCGGCGTAGTGGACGGGGGAGGCGCACTCGCCTCCTGCCGCTCGCGGCGGAGGGCATCGGTCGCCAGTTCGTCGAGGGGGTCGCCAGCGGCTGCAGGCGGTGCGGGGGTCGACGACACAGACCTCGGCGCTGTCGCGAGGTTTACCGGCACTGTCCTGTTCAGTCGGTCCCAGATGGTCTCAGGTGTCTCCTCAGATGGCGGTGCCGCGCCGGGCACGCCGCCATCTTCATATCCGCGGCGAGGCACGAGGCCGCCCGCTGCAAAGCGGACAGGTAACTCAAAGTCGTTGAACATCTCGAAGTCGTCGTTCGTATCGACGAAAGGCCGCGGCGGTGGCGCTTCGTCTTCATGAAGCGGCGGCGCAAGGCCCGCGCTGCGCTGCGGCGGCGTCTCGGCGCGCATGTGCGCCTCGGCCGGCGGCGCACCGCCGAGGATCTTGGCGACGTAGTCCTCGGTCGACATGTTGACGTCGCGCGCGCCGTCGGCGCGCGCCTTCGCCAGCGGACGCCCGCTGTGCCACATTGAGGCGGCGTCGGCGAGGTTGCCGTGCTGGTTGAGGTACTTGCCAAAGTGATGCTCGAAGACGCGCTCCTGCGCCTCCGGGCTCTTCAGGAATTCGGCGGGCGTCATGCGCCGCCCGAGGGCTTCTTCGGTCCAGCTCGGGATGTTTGCGCCCATGACCTGATACTTGCCGTGCGCACGGTCGCCGCGAACCAGCGGGCCCATAGCGTTGTAGTTGCCGCCGCTCTCGACGCGCGAGATCAAACCCTTGGCGTGCTCGATGTCGGTCGCGCCGCCGCGCGCGAACATGCCGCCCAGCAGGCCGCCGAGGCTGCTCCCGACGCCCATGCCCATGGGCCCAAACATCGCGCCGATGCCTGCGCCAGCCAGCGAGCCGATGGCCTTCCCAGTTCCGTCCTTCTTTTGGCCTCCGCCGCCCTTATCGCTCATGTCGAGCTTGTGCCCGATCTTCTGTTCTTGCGCCTTCACCGGGTCATCGGCGATATCTTCAATTATCGACTTGTCGTCACCACCGGAATACGGAAGCGCCGGGTTGCTGCCCGTCAGACCGCCGCCTTCGTAGCCAATGCGGCCGCCGCGCGCGGCAAACATTGTCAGACCCTCACCGAGGCCCGCGATGTCTTCCGTCGGCAACGCATCAAGCGACGCTACCGCGGTTTCGGGCGCAAGCCCGGATCCTGCGTCAGCAACCCGCGTCGGGGTGGCGGCACCGAGCCCGCTCGTTTGCGTCGGAGCGGCGCTTGCCGGCTGCGCCGGCGCAGGCAGGTCGGTGCGCGTGATCTTGTTGCCGCCAGTCGTAGCGCCGTCAGGCGACACGCCGCTGGGCTGGCGGTCGAGTTCCTTCTTGGCCCAGTTGTAGGCTTTTTCGCCGCCCTTATAAAGTTTTTCGCCTGTTTCGTAGGCCCCGACGGCGTCCTTGACGCCGCCTATGGTCTGCGACAACCCTGTAGGCTGTTGCTGCGGCAAGGACGGAAGCGAACCCTTGAGGAGGGGCGACGCTTTGGCGACACCCGGCGACCACGCTCCCGGCTTGTGGGGCAGTTTGCCGTTCGCGCCATGCGGCGTCGTCCCGCCCATGGGGTTGACCAACGACTGCAAGAGCTGTTGCGTGTAGGCGTCGACGCCCGGCGTCACTGCCCCCGCCGTGGCAAACGCGCGACGGGGCGCGAGCCCGCGCAGCATCTCGTCCACCTCCGGGTTCGCGCCCGGCACCGGGGTGCCTCCGCTCGCAAAGCCGAGGCCCGCCATGCTGGGATGCACGGCGCCGCCCTCCGACGACGGCATCAGGCCGCCGCCGCCGTAGGCGCGCTCGGCATGCTCGGTCGCCATGTCGTAGTCGACGGCCTTGATGCCCTCGGGCGTCTCGCTGACAGCCTCCGGGTGGTGCTTTTCGACGTCCTGCGCCGAGAGGCCGATCTGCGGCTGGTTCGAGCCCTTGTACTTGAACTTGATGATCTTCTGGCCGTCGTGAGTGCGGCCGATCTCGGTGATGTCTTCCTTGACGCGCTCGTCCGAGAAGAACGGCGTCGGCTGCCCGGTGACGCCGGATGTCGTGCTGCCGTAGAGCGGGCCGGTGCCCATCGCGATGTTCGCGAGGAACTGCGCGACCTGAAACGGGTACCCCTGCTGCTGCTGGTACTGGTTGTAGAGGGCCGCGTTGAGCTGCTGCTGGGTCTGCTGCTCCAGCGTGCCGGCGCCAAGCAGCGCCTGACCGCTCGCCAGCCCCGTCTGCGTGCCCTGCTGACCCAGCCCGGCCAGCCCCTGCGACAGGTTCTGCCCGTAGCCGAGGAGGCCCTGCCCGAGGCCTTGCTGAGCCTGCGCAGCCGCCATGGGCTGCTGGAAGGCCTGCTGCCCGATCTGGAGGAGCTGGGGCGAGAGCTGCTGCATCGCGGCCCGGTTGGCCTGCTCGGCCCCGAGGCCCACGCCCTGCTGCTGCTGGGCCGCCTGCAGGGCCTGCCCGTAGCCTTGCGACAGGAGGCCCCCCTGAGCCTGCTGCGCGGCCAGACCCTGCTGGCGGGCCAGATTTGCGGCCGCAATCGAGCCTCTGTCGCCGCCGAAGGCGCCGCGCATGGCCTGCGAGCCCATGAGCTGGCTCTGCTGCTGCTGCTGCTGCTGGTACAGACCCTGCATCGTCGGTGCAACTACCGACTGCAGGTAGGGGTCCATGTACCGCCCGATGTCGAGCTGCCCCGGGTTAACCGACTGCGCGCCGGCCAGCCCCGCCATCGTGGCCGCGCCCGTGTAGGGGGCCCCCGCCGCCTGCGCCGCGCCGATGTTCTGCCCCGCCTGCCCGTAGTAGGGGAGGGCCGCCTCGGCGGATCCTGTCAGGGCCGTCGTCGCCGCCTGCTGGTAGGGCTGGTAGCCCTGCCCCGCCGCGGCGATCTGGTTGATGCCGGCCTGCTGGGTGCCCGTTATCGGCGCGACGAACTGGCCCTCGTAGGGCTTGAACGGCTGCTGCGCGACCTGCTCGGCACGCTGGTTGACCGCGTTGTAGCGCGCCTGAACTTCCGGCGGGATCGTGGTCTGCTGGGTCTGGTACGTCGTGCCGCCCGAGCCGCCCTTGCCGCCACCGAACGCAAGATGCCGCCGCGCAACCGGCGGGGCTCCGTCGCGGCCCATGAAGTCCTCGAAGGGGGCCCCGTCGTTCCATATCTTGCGTTCAGAGAACATCAGTGTTCAGCCTTGTTGGTGCCGCCCGGCGGCAGTTTGTTGGTCACCCCGGTCTCGGCCCCGCACAACCAATAGGCACCGGAGGGCTTCCCGAAGATGCGCTCGTAGAGCCGCACCTTCCCTTCCGTCCGGCTGTTCGACAGGATGCCGATCATCAGGGGCATCTCAAGTTTCGCTGCGGCCGCCTTGGCGAACTCGCACAGCTTGCGCGCGCGGCCGCCCTTGGCGCTGCGGTACTCCGGGTGGACGAACACGCCGCGCTCCTCCAGCACGATCTGGTCGCTGTACCAGAGCTTGCAGGTGCGGAGCAGGATGCCGCCCTCGAAGTGGTCCGCGCCGGGTGCGCCGATCACGCCGCAGATGCCGCCGTCGCGATTGAGCGCGGGCCACACCTCGGCGAGGAGCTTCTGCGCGTCGGGCTGCACGAAGCCGTTCTCCTCGCTGCCTTGCAGGCAGAGATCCATAAATTGATGAACGTCTTCGGGTGTGCCGACGCGTACTCGGATGTCAGTCATCTGCTTCGCCTCAAGCATTGACGGGGTTGCGGACGTGCTCATTAGTCTTTCTTCGGCCCGGGGAGGCTTTCGAGTGTCTTGATGGTCTTCGCGCGGAACTTCTTCACGAATTCATCGAGGATCTTGTGCCCGTCATCGAGCGAGCCCTTGCCGAGCCGCACGACGTCCTCGGGGTGAATCACGTACTCGCCGCCGGCGGCGACGATGGGGACCGTCGCGCTGCCGCCCTCCGCCTTGCCCGGCATCGGCGCGTTGTAGGGCAGCACGTCCTCGACGTAGGGTTGGTCGCCTTGGGCGTCGTAAGGCTCGCCAGACTGGCCGTAGGGCGCCCCCGCACCCGCCTTCGAGGCGCTGTAGAAGGGTGAGCTGAAGATCGACTTGGCGACCTTGAAGCCCGCGGTCGTGTTGCCCTCGCCCATGGCCGAGATGATGTCGGCCGGAATGACGTAGGCCCCGGAGGGAACGTGCATCGGCAGGTGGTCGGTGCGCCCGGCGACGGCGCTGTGGATCGCGCCGGTATGGACCTTGCCGCCGGTGGCGCGCGGCTTGCGCGCGGTGTTCAAGGCGGCAGCGATGGCCTGTTCGCGCGGACGCCCTGACGAGAGCATCTCGCGGATGTTCGCGCTGATCGTGGCCTGCGAGGAACCGCGCTTCAATGGCACTCAGACACTCCGGGTAATAGGGTATAGTACCGCGTGCGGCGTCGCCCCTGAAGATGACGGTATGTCAGGCTACCTGCGTGACGGAGACGATGATCGAGGGTACGCCGGGCTCCGCGGGGGGTCCTGCGGTCGCCGCTGTGGCGTAGACACCTGCCGTGGTGTCGGTGCCCGCCATCCACAGCTCGTAATAGTCGCCCGCGGCCGTGCATTCAAGATTGATGCTCACGGCGAGGATCGTCGGCTCCGCGTTCAGGCAGACGACCTTCGTGTTGCTGTAGGTGACGTCGGAGCCGTTCTTCCTGAACCAGATCGAGCATCTCTTGTTCGAGGCGACTGCCTGCACGACGGCCGACACCGAGAACAGGTAGGTGCCGATGGCCGGCAGCGTAATGCGCGAAGTGGTGACCAGCGTGATGCCGGCGGCGGCGCCCGTCGTGTTGAACGTGATGACTTGCGCCGTGTTGGTCGCGGCAATGGTCTGCGTCGCGGTGTCGTAGACCGTGATGTGGGGCGTGGGCGGAAGGCGGTATGTCATCAGATGATCCGCCACCCGGTATTGGTTGAGATCATCGAGATGCTCTGATACTGCACGACTAGGAGCTGCGTTGCTGCGCCGTCGATGAATTCGCCACCGGCGGCGGCTACGGTGATGACGCCCGCGCCGCTGTTCTTCACGGTGAATATTTGCCCCTGAATTCCGGCGGCCGTCGGCAAGGTCACGGTGAACGTGTTGGCCGTGCAGTCGACGACGCAGTCGTTCGCCGTGACCGTGTAGGTGCCGCTGACCGGGGTGTACTTGACCTTCAGGGCCCCGCCGAGCGCCGGCTGGGTCAGCGCCAGAAAATCAGCCATCAGGCGCTGGATGCCGTTGATGGCGACGACACCGTTCTTGTGTACCGTAATGACGTCGTCAAGCGATGCCATCAGAATTTTCCTGCCGGTGTGATGCGGTAGCGGGGGGCGCCGATGCGCCAGAACGTGTCGACGTCGTTGCTCTCGAACTTGATCGACACGAGGCGGCCGCGCAGTCGCGGTGTGATGTACTGTGTCGCCTGCGTCATCGAGTACGGGCCGTGGACACGCGGCGTCTGGCCCGGGTAGTCGGCGACGTAGAACGTCATCAACAGCGTCGCGTTCTGGGCGCCGTTGTAGTAGCCCCACTTGAAGTCCGGCCAGACCTGATCAATGAACGACAGCAGGTCGCCGTCCTGCAGGGTGAAGTATCCCGTCTGGAAGCTCGAAGCCATCGGCTGCCCGTCGGCGTTCGGCGACGTCTCATGCTGGAAGATGAGGCCGCTTGAGGCACCGCCGATGGGCGGCCCAAGTACCGACTGGTCGATCCACGCAGTCCGCGACAGGTACCCGAAGTCCCACCCGCCCGTCGACAGCGAGTACTTGACGTAGGCATCGACCTCTCCGCCGCCGGACTGCGTCGGGAAGTACCACGTGATCTCGTTGAAGCGGGAGTTCGGCGCCGCGCGGATCTTGTCGACGTAGTCCGTGTCCAGTTCCTGAAATATGAAATCCCACACCGTACACGGCAGCGGCTTCACGCCGTCGCCAGCGAAGACAAAAAACTGCGACTGGCTCATCCAGAAGACAGTGTTGTTCAGGATAGCCATCGCCTTCTTGCCAATCAGGCCGCACCCTACCGCGATCTCGTTGAAATTGTAGACGTCCGGCAGGTTGACGTACTGCATCGACCAGAGCGCGAGGTCGGTCCAGATCAGGCCCTGCTGCGGGCCCTGCAGGCCGCCAACGATGCGGCTGCCCTTGGTCAGCCGGTACGAGCCCGCCTGATTTACAGGCGTCGCGATCCACGAATTGAAGTTGTTCAGGTCGCACCACCGGATCAGCAGATGATCCTGCACGCCCGTGAACGTGGACCCGAGAGCCACGATCTGCCGCTGCGGCATCGCAAGGAACATGCTGTGGTTCGAGATCGGCGCCTGCGGGATGATCTGGGCGTTCAGGAAGCTGGTGGTCGGCGACCACTGGTAGATCGGTCCTCCGGGCTCCTCGTCGAATGTGAGCAGCGACGACGTGTCGGGGCTGGCGATGAGGATCTCGCCCCAGTTGTCGATGGCCCAGTCCGACGCCTCGACGGGAAACCCCGCCGCCGCAACGGCATCGGCGCCCGTCGAGTACCCACCGACCGAGTAGCCCCCGGTCCCGTAGCCGGTGCCCTCGGTCAGCGGCCCGTAGGTCACGTAGTAGATGTAGCGGGCGTCGCCCCCATTGATGAAGCTTGACGTCGTCGCGGTGGCCGACTGCGCTGCCTGAATGGTGAACGTGTTTACGGTCGGGACCGTCTGCACAATGTAGTCGCCGGTCAACGTAACGCCGCCAACCGTAGTCGCGATCAGCACAGAATAGGTATCACCCACGGCAAAACCGTGGTCATTCAAGGTGACGGTGACAATTGACGCCCCGCTTGTCGTGTCGAACTCGGCCACGTCGCCGCCGTTAGCCACCGAAGACGTCGCCAGTGCCGGGTCACCCAGCGCGTCGAGGGCCGTGATCTGGTATGTCGTGGACGACGCCGCGACGCAGGGATACACCCCGAACAGGATCAGGCCGCCCACGCTGATGTGCGCGGGGATGTAGACCGCGTCGTAGCTGGTGATGTTGCTGCCGCCGCTGCCCACGGTGCCCGCGACAGTTTGAGGCCCTACCGTGGCATTCAGGTATGACACAGACCCTGCCGATGAGGCTGTCACAGTAGCGGTTGCGTTGAAGCCCGCGGGCGTCACGCCAGCGACAACAACGGTTCCGCCGACGGGGAACACATGCGTGCCCGCGTAGGTAATCGTAGCCGTCGTGCCGTCGCCGGATGCGCTTGTCGTGGCCGCGCTGAAACCGGGGTCGCCGATGGTCACGGTGCTTGAGCCGAGGGTTGTCGTGCAATCCACGGCGGGGTTAGTGTCGAAGACTTGAGGCGTGATGTCTCGCGCCGCGCCCTCGTTGATGACGTAGAGGGAGCCCTCCGGGGTGCCCGCGTTGCCGACGGCGAGATAGTCATTGGAGAGGTTGTCGCGCCACGCCCACAGGGCGCGCGGCACGCCTGTCAGCGCCGAGGGGTAGTAACGCGACCAGCCGCCCAGTTTTTGAACGAGCCCGAGGTTCTCGCGGTCCTTGATGAAGCGCACAAGCTGAGTGGAGCTGATCGCGGCCTCGTTGAGAGCCGGCGTCCGGTTGAGGTCGACCGTCGGGATCAGCTTCAGGGTGGCGTGCATGCGCTACCCTCGCGACGGCGTTGCCGCGACCGCCGGTGCCATCGACGACCACGCGCCTGCCTCGAACTTCTTGCGGGCCTCCTCGACCAGCGCGCTCTTCAACAGCGTCTGGTACTGCGTCTCGTAGTTGATGGGCATGCCGGGGTCGTTCGGCTGGCTGGCGCCGAGCGCGAAGTCGCGCTGATAGCCGCTGACGAAGACCATGGAGGCCATGAGGAACAGGTCCGGCAGGTACGTGCTGATGAAGGTCGTCGTGTTGGACGCCGACAGGGAGTCGGGTCGGACGGTGCCGACGATTTCGACGCTGTAGTTGGCGTTCGGCCATGGTGCGATCAGTGCGGTGTTCTGGTTGAGCATGGCCATCCACTGGGGGACGCCCGTAGCTGTCGGCGAGGCGTAGACCGTGTCCATCCAGACTTTCGTCGTCGGCAACAAGGTGACGCGCGTGCCCGCGTCCGGGTTTGTCGTGCTCGACGGCGTGATGACGTTGATCTCCTGCACCGTCACGAACTGCGTCATGGGCCACGTGATCTGGCGGCTTCCTGTCGCGCAAGCGAAGCCGGAAGCGGCGGTGACCGTCGAGAGCAGGTCAAGATCGCGATAGATGCGGTTCTCGGCGTACGTGATGCACTGCGGCAGGTTGGCGACGAAGTTGACGTCCGCCGGATCCACCACCGCAAGGTTGGCCAGCTCAGTGACGAACGTGGCGTAGGTCAGTCCGGTCGTCATTCTACCCCCTAACCGCGGGCAAGCTTTTCAAGTGCGTTGGTTTTCTGCGCAGAGCCGGCGGAGCTGCCGACCCAGTATCCTACCACTGCTGTGAATGAAGTACCAAGGCTGCCCAACATGATGTTGGCGAGCGTCTGGGAACTCTCGGGGATTTCTTGGCGGATCACGACGTACAGCATCGCAAAGAAGCCGACCGTGATCAGTATGCTGATGATTGGCGCGCCCCACGCAATCACCGATCCAGCCTCGGCAAGCCTCACTGTCTGATTGCGGGCACTCTGCACGTCCGCGAGCTGCGCCTGCAGGGTGTCGAATTCCTGCCGGCGGGCGTCGGCCTCGGCCTGCATAACCGCCATTTTGAACTGCAGGGCGAGGTTGGGGTCCGCAGCGATGGCCTTCTCGATGCCGGCGGCGTCGGAGGTTCCCAGAAGATCTTGGGCGATGCCTGTGATCTTCGTTACCGCGGCACCAGTCTTATCGCCGAGAATCCAGCTGGCGACGGTCGGCGCGAGGCCGAGCAGGAGAGGGAGGAAAGGCATCAGACGGTCCCCCCGCGCGCGTATTGGAGATCACTCAGGAACCCACGGTGATACCCGGCGATCAGCTCGGCCTTGTCGGTGCCGTTGATGATCCGCCGGGCGTTGACCGGGTCGTCCGTCGTGTCGTTGAAATAGTTCTTGAGACACTTGCCGGTGAAGTCCCCTGCCATCATGCCCTCGAACATGATGGCGGCGGCGATGCGTGGGTCCATGGCGAGGTCGAGGTTATCCAGCAGGTCGACGCCGAGCAGGGAGCCCATCTTCTTGTAGTTTTCTTCCCATGTGAGCTGCACGTAGCCGCGGCCGTACCACGGGTAGTAGCGCAGGTTCTTGCGCCGCCAGTCTTCCGACAGCCAATACGCCTCGCGCACCGGCTGCATGGTCATGTTGGTCTCGTGGTAGGTCGTCGCGAGCATGTAGGCCAGCCAGCGCAGGTCCGTCAGCTTGCGCACCTCCCACTCGTCGAGGATGGCTCCGATGCCGTCCACCTGAGCCTGTGTGAGCGTGCCGCCGAACAGGTCCGGGCGAACACCGTCGAAGAATGCCTTCCGGTTCGTGCTCATGGAATCCTCAGGGAAGTTGGCCGGGGTGCCACGCTACACGATATACCAGTTGGCCGTTACACTCGTACCCTCGGCGATCAATGTGACGAACTCGTTGTCGGTCAGAACCTTGGTGGCGCTCCCGTCGATAGTTTGAGAGCTGGTGGTCGCTATGGTGGCCGTGCTTCCGCCCGTGTTCGTCTTCTTGGCCTGCACGCGCATACCGATCAACGTCGTGGCGTTGGGCAACGTGCCGGTGACATTCCCCGACGTCGTGTCGAACATGTACGTGGCGTAGAGATACGGCACGAACGAGAAGTTGGCCGTCTTGGTCGTTACGCCAACGGAGAACTCCCCCGGGAAGGGCACTCCCAAAGGAGTGGTGCCATCCTCTTCCCACGTTGTGAAGATCGGCGCGAGCGCGTCGGACTTGATGTCGATGCGCGTGGTGTCCGCCATGAGCGGCGCGACGCCGGGACTGTTCGTCAGCCACATGACGTCGCCGTTGGTCGGCCTCTGCAGGAACGTCACGGTGCCCGTGTCAATCGTGATTGCGCCGAGGCCGGATGCTGCTGTGAAGGTGAAGATGAAGGTCCCGGCAGAACCGGAGGTCGACGTGTAGGTGCCGTTGAGCGAACTGGCGGCGCCCGTGCCCGTCAACTGGTCGAGCAGCAGTGTGGCACCGGTGTTGAAGATGAACGGCTGCGTGAGCGTGATCGAGACGGCTCCCGTCGCGTTGTCATAGGTGCCGCTATCGATGAAGTACACGTAGCGCGTCGGGGCCACCTTCGCCGTGATGTTGATGCCGGGGAACGGAGACGTGGGGCGAAGGTACTCGTAAGGGTACACGTAGATGTGTGCGTCCCTCGACCCCTGAATGAAGGGGTAGTTGCGTATCTGCGCCTCCAACGTGCGGGCGATAGCCACGCCCGTGTTGCAGTTGATGATCTCGCCGCCGTCGAGGATGCAGCCTTGATTGGGCGAGAAAACCACGCCTGTGTTGCAGCCCGTGATGCGGTTGTTGCGCGACGTGAGCCGCAGGCCGCGAAGGATCAGCCCGGCGCTTCCGGTGTCCGTCGTGCCGCCCCAGACCTCGTTCCCCTCAAAAATCCAGTCGCGGGCGTAGCCATGCGCCGTCAGGGGCGCCAGATAGAAATTCGAGAACTGACTGTTCTCAATCCGCACATGGCACGACGCCATGAAGTACTGCGCGGTCAGGCCCCCTTGAATAAAGTGACGCCCCCCTTGCGCGTGACAGTCGGAGATGCGCCACCCGCTCGCGCCGTCGTCAAACACGACGCAGTAGGTAAACGCGCCGCCGTTCGTGAAGTTGCACTGGGAGATGCTGCCGTTGATTGCGCCATTGGCAGAGATGGACCTCGCGGGCCACTCAAACGACAGCCCAGTGAACAGCGTGTTGTTGAGCCGCGCTGCGTTCACTACCGTCTGCGCGTTGAACGGAGGCTCCGTGCGGTCGTAGGAAAACCGCATGTCGCGGAAGACGATGTTGCCCACTTCCGGTCGGTAGGTGCGGAAACACGTCGCATTGGTGCCGGGGCTGGTCGTGGTGCCCGCGTAGTTGAATTCGGCGGCGGGGCTGATGACGATGCGCGGGGTGAGATCGCCCGCCCACGTTACGGTGCCGCCTGTGATGGTGGTGGCTCCGAGGCCCGACGTTCCGGTGAAGTAGAAGTCGGTCGTGCCGGGGCCGCTCAAAGTTGAGGCGAACGTCGTCCACGAACCGTTGAGAGAGGCGAACGCGCCCGTGCCTGTGAGGCCCGACAGCGTGATGGTGGACCCGTTGGCGAATGTCGTCGGCGCCGTGACGCGGATGAACGTCTCACCCGTGGCCGAGTCATACGTGCCGTAGACGATGTCGAAAGTGTCGCCCGTACCGTCGTCGAGCCCGATGATCTTGACGGCCTGACCGAGGAATACTTTGGCCGTGCCGATGCCGTCGAGGCCGCCGTCGGAAAAATTCAAAATCGGCTGCGTCAGGTCCATCATTTGGGCCCAGACGCCCACCGTCAGCCCCGCCGTCGTGCTGATCGGCAGGAGGTTGCTGCCCGAGGGGACGAACGACGGCAGGTAGTAGGTCGGGCTGCCCGTCGTGACGCCGTTCGCGTTGATCTGCGACTGGCCAATGACGAACGGGCTGAAAGTACCAGCCTGACCGCTGATCTTGGGGATGATGACGCTCTTGTCGCCGTCGCCGTAGAACTCCATGTTGCTTGGCGTCTCGTTGCCGAGCACCACGGTGCCTGTGATGATGTAGCTGCCCGCCGGGCAGTACCAATCCAAAAGGCTCGCTGCCGCAGCCACGAACGCATTACGAAACATCGCCGTGTTGTCCGTCCCCGTCCACGCACCCGTAGCGGTGTCAAAAACGGCGTCGGGCACTGCGCCGGCCCACATGACGTTCACGAAATCTGTGTAGACGCGAAAATAGCGCCCGGCCGTGCCTGACGCCGGCTGCGCGACGAGTATGTCGTCGGGCGTGGTCGTGTCGCCGGCTACCCAGTACCAGTCGCCCCCGCCGCCGTCGTTCAGGGTCGCGTACCCGCTCATGCGGACCACGGGAGGGCGTGACGTGAGAGCCTTCAAGGCGGTCAGGTTCAAGACGGGGAAGGCCGCGCCGAGGCCCTCGGCGGCGGCCTGCTGCGTCGTCCCTCCCGTACCCCCGAGCACTACAGGGACCGTGGTGAGCTGTATGTCGCTGCCGACGAACACGAGGGGTGAAGTGGCGGTGAACGACGCGACGGCATACGCGCCCAATTGCGCAACTGTGGTTTTTACCGACACCCCCGCCTGCACGGCTTCAAGTTGCTCGTTGCCATTTAAGGCAATAGCCGCAGGCAAGTTCGGGATTTGAATATTTGACAAATTAAATCTCCAACTACGTCAGCGGCCCTGTTTCAGGCACGTCGGTGTTGTTGTAGGGCAGCCCCGGGTCGTCGTTGCCCGGCGCGTTGGGGTCGGTGCCCGGCTGCTGGTTGAGGCTTCCCGGCGGCGCGCCCGTCTGCTGCGTGACGCGGGTGCCGTCGTTCTGCGTGATGCGCCCGTCGTTGCCGGGGATCGGGATACCCGTCCAGAAGTCGACGGTATCCTGCCCGCTGGTCGTGCGCTGCGTCGTGGACGCAGCGACGAAGTCCTGAACGCGGGGGTTCATGATCGGCACCGGATCCGCAGGGATCACGATAGAGCGCAGCTGCTGCTGCTGGTCGTCGTTGCACTTGCGGCAAACGAGCACGCGCGTGTTCTGCAGCGTCGCGCCTCGCCAATCGAATTGCCAAGCGAGGCTGATGTGGTTGTAGCGAAAGCCGCAGCGGTCACAGATCGCATGCGCTTGCGGGTTTGAGGGGCTGGTCCTCGCTCTACCTGACCGTGATGCGTATCCCATTACGCAGTCTCCCGAAAGGTGCGACGCGCGGCTTCGCGCGTGAATGCGGCCGCTCGCATCTTAGTAATCGTCGCAGCTGAAAACGGCGCGCGCTTGCGCCCCGTCACCGCGGCCTTTTGCGCAGCGCGAGTAGCTTCAGATACGCCGCGCTTCTTAGCAGCTGCGCACAAGCGCACCTTGTGCTCGGCAGACAGCTTGCGACCTTTGAGCGCCTTTGACAATTTTGCTTTTGTCGCTTCCGACGTCGGGCGCCCTTTGGCGCGACGACTGAGTTTCGCCAATTCGTCAGGGCGCGTAAAACGGCGCTTCTGGGACGCGGAAATTTTCGCGCGTGTGGCAGCCGTGGGCCGCTTCATTCCGTCGCCGCCTTCGGTCAAATTGGTCAGCGCAAGAGAACGGCGGGCGGCGATCTGTGTTATTTCGAGTTGTAGCGCATCCACTTCATCAAGATCGCGCGCTACGATCCGAACGTCCACGGCCACACCTGCGCGGGTTAATTTTGCGACCACCGCGAGAAAATGCCGGTTGCGCATCCGGCGCAAATCCCACGCGCGCTTTCCCTTTCCTTTACCGACGTAAAAACACGCCCCGGTATCAGGGCGCCAATGCTCGTATACGTAATATATTTTGGTGTCGGGCATGACGCATTCTACCACACTAGGGCCTGTAATATCCCGACAGTTGCGGCGAAATGAACGTCGCCGCGGTCTCGATATTCTGGTCCGCCGCGATCTTGTACGTCTCGTCGGCGACGGCCTTGAGGCCTACGGCGATCTGCGGGTTCCAGACCTTGGCGAGGCGGTAGGCGAGGCCGTCGGCGAAGGCCTCAAGCCACAGGTAGGGGACCTCGACAGTCTGGCCGCTTGAGAACTCCGCGTCCTGCATCCTGCGGACCCGGTAGTACTTCAAGGTCGTCGTGCTGGAGCCGTCCGGCACCGGCCACAGCGTGACCGTCGGGCTGATGAGGCGGTCAAACCAGAAGACCGTCGGGAAGCCCTGCTGGGCCTTGTTCGGGTACGAGGCGTACTCCGTGCGGCTGACAGGCATGATGATCCGGTCGATATTCGAGCCGCCGCCTGTCGTCACCATGTAGGCGTCGAGGATCATCACCGTGTTGGCGTCGACAGCGTATGTCGAGACGCCCTGCGTCACGGGCGTTGTCACGAGGTCGACGGCCCACAGGTTTACGCCTTGGTTCGCCCACGACGCCAGCATCATGTTCGTCGCCATGCGGGCGCTCTGCATGTGCTCCTGCACGAGCGACGTCGGCCGGATCTGGCAGAGATTGAAGGCGTAGAGCGTCAACTCGCCGAGGGAGGGGTTGAAGGTGTAGGTGCCGCTGGAGGTCATACGTTCGCCCCGACCTGATCCTCATCATGAGGGAACACCAAAACATCAAGTTCGACCTGCGGGCAGTTCAGCAGCACAGGCCACGCGGCGGCGTGCGTCGCATCGCTCAAGACTTCAGTGCCGACAGTGTATGTCCCGTCGGCCAGCAGCCTCGGGATAAGATGCTCCGTCGTGATCTGCACGGTGTCAGAGGCGGAAATTATCAGGTAGGGCATCAGACGTTCGCTCCTACTGATGTCGCCCACGCCTGAATGGCGTTATATTGCGCCAGTTCCTGCGCGTCGGAAAGCGGGCCACCGACCACAACGAAGCCGACAGAGGACGCCCGGAAAGAGGCCGCCGTGCCCGCGTTGTTGTAGCAACCCACATAGATGGCGCGCGTCGGCGCGGCGGTCCCTGCAGCTACGGTGGCATCCGTAAGTTTCACGCCCCGGTCAAAGAGCTTCACGGTCGAACTGCCGCCGGCCCGGCTCGCGGCTTTCAGCCCCCGGCTGTCAGTCGTTCCGAGGGTGAAGCTGGCGGTCAACCCATTCGCGCGGGCGGTGGCCGTTGTCCCTGTTCGGTTGTTAAGTGTCAAATTACGCCCTGCGGCGTCCAGAACGCCTGCGCTCAAGCCAACCGAGTTGACGTTCGTCCTCTCGTAGACGCCGATGCGCTGGTTCGTGCCCGTGCAGTTGATGCCGTTGGTTGACGGAATGAAGCCTGTGTTGAGATATTGCGTCGTGCCGTTGAATGCGTACCCACGATCCGCCGCGAAGGTCGGTGAGTTGACTGCCACTGCAAGTCGGCGCTGTTTCAGCGACGTCAACGCCTGCGGCGCGTTCTCGCCCCACAAGGGCATATAGTCGTCGGTCAAGTACCACGCCCCGGATGCTTGCTCCGCCACGACAAAAGTGCTGACAATAGCAAGTCGAGCTGTCGACACGCTTCCACCGTTGGCGGCCACCGCCGTCGCCCAGAGGGCTACCGCGGAGGGCACGGCGCCCAGCAACGTCAACCCTTGACCGTACAAGGTCGTTCCGTCGGTGTTCAGCGCCAGCCCGTTCTTGCCGAGCGACAAGCTGCCGCCTAGGCTCAAACCCGTGCCGTCGTTAGAGAGGCCAACCATTCAGGACGCTCACTTCGGCACTGCGCTCGCCTGCAAGAACGTAGTCGTCACGGTTCCCGTGCCGCTGTTCAGGAGGACGCGCGCGAAGACCGGCGTGAAGTTGTAGTTCGTCTGCTGCGTCGTGGTCGCGCTCACGACGTTCGTATCGGAACTGGAAACCCATGTCATCGTCGCGGGGGTCAGGGTGGTCCCGGATACGTTCGGATCGTCCAAGGTCTGCTGGACAGTGTAGTTGACCGTTCCGCTGACCGTACACTGGATCGCGACGCCGTGGGGTGCGTAGTCGTCGAGGCGCACCCACGGGCTGTCGGCTACCCCGTTCGTTCCGATGGACAGGTTGCCGGTCAGCGCCGCGCTGCAGTAGGAGCTCGTCACGGTCTTGTAGCTGAGGACAGACGCGACGGTGCTGTTATTGACCAGCGTCAACGTCTCCGAAACCAAGTCGCCGGCCCAGTTCGTGCCCGCCAGCAGGATGGTCTTCGTCGTCTCGTCGGCCGTCGTCGTGAACAGGACGCGGCGCGCCATGTCGAGGATCGCGACACCCGCCGTGACCAACGAACCGTTCAGCGTCAGGTTGCCTGCGGCGACGACGCCGGACGCCGTGCGGATGTTGGTGGCGCTCGCGCTGGCGAGGGGGCCAACGGTGACAGTAATCGGGCGCATTTACGAGGCTCCTAGCATTTCACGTCCCACTTCTTCAGCGCAAGGTTGATGCGGCTGTTCGGATCGTGGGCGGTTTTTGAGGATGTCAGCTTTTCCTTCATCCCGCACATGCGGGCGCGGAAGCTGTCGCGGCGCGCGGCGGACGCCGGGCTGCTTTTGGCCTGCTCCGCGGTGACGGGCGGCTTGATGTTGTATCCGGTGGCGCGCAGGGACGCCCGGCCGGTGGCGTTCAAGCCGCCTGACGGGTTCTTTCCCTCGCGACGCTGCCATGCCGGTGTGCGGGCCATCAGGCACCTCGAAAAAGAGGACGGGGGCCGAGGCCCCCGCCGTGGGTCAGCAGCTGCTCTGCTTGCTGCTGCGGCCCCGAGCGGGGGTGCCGCTGTGGGCCGAGGAGAGCGGGTTCATGTTCGAGCCCGTGCGGCCGCCGCTCTTGCGAGGCATGCGGCCGGCGTTGAGCTTGGACATCTTGCCCTGCATCTTCACGGTCTTGCCGCCGCGCTTGCGCTCTTCGGCGGCGTCCGTGACATCGTCGGCACCGGGACCGTTGTACTTCCCGTTCTTCCGGCTGAGGTCTTCCTTGTAGGCGGCGACGCCGCCGCCGGCTTCACGATTCTTGCGATGACGAGCCTTCATGGCCTACTCCATCAGGACGGGTTGACGGCGATGCCGCTGGTGGCCGCTGTGGGCGCGGCGCCATCGACGTAGATCTGACCCAACGAATTGGCGTCAGTGCCGAATTCGGTGATGCCGACGAGGGTGCAGTCCTTCATCAGCAGCAGGCCGCCAGCCGACGCCGGGAGCGTCGCGAGGGCGCTCATGGTCGTCGAGGTTGAGCTGACGTTGTTGACGAACGTGCAGCGGTCGAACTTCTGCCAGCGATCAATGCCGGCCGCGGCCGCCACGATGATGCCCAGCGTCGTCGCGGAACTCGTCTGGAAGGCGAAGTTGCAGCCCCTGAACGTGTTGCGCGCCGTGCCCCCGGAGAACTGGAGCGTGGCGTTCGCTACCGTGCGCGTCACGGTGTCAAGGCCAAGCTCGCAGCCGTCGAAGGTGTGCTCGCCGGTGCCGCTGATCAGCAGCGAACGGCTGGTGGTCGCCTGCGCCGAGGCCGCGTCGCCCGCACCACCGAACATGACGTTCGAGTAGTAGTTGCGGCCGCCGCTGTCGGTCCACGCGATCTGGCTGGCGCCGCCGGTCGAGAAACCGTTGTACACCGAGAAGTTCGCGAAGATGCATCCTGACGCCGACACCGTCACGAAATTGCCCGACCCGAAGGTCGCCATCGTGTAGGTGCCCGTCGGCGGCGCGATGCGAGCGCGCTGGCTGACTGCGGTCGGAGCGCACATGCCTACGATGTGGCATGCGTTCTTCGACCAGACGAGCGTGCCGGCGGTAGCCGTCGGGTCGAGTACCTGCGCATTGGCCAGCGACAGGCGCTGGGTGGCAGTCGTCGAGCCGTCGCCGACGATCACGGCCACGTCGTTCTGACCGGCCGTCATCTTGTAGTGCGCTCCGTAGAGCGTCTGGAGGGGGCTGTCTGCCGATCCGGTGTTGCCGTCGCTTCCGTTGACGTAGTCAACGAAGTAGACGCTGCCGGTGGTCAACGGAAGACCGGACATTCCCATGGTGGGAATGCCGGCTACCGCCAGCCCGCTCAGGTGCGTAATACCCATGTTGAGCGGCTCCTTATCAGGCGGTCGGGAACGATCCGAAGATCGAGCGGAAGTTGTAGTAGCCGAACGAATACCGTTCGTAGCCCTTCACCAACAGGTTGTCGGTGACGAAGTCCACCTGCATGTCCGTCTCGAACTTGATGCGCTCCATGTAAGAGAGCCCGTCGATGTTGGTCATCAGGAACCACGAGAAGGCCGACGTGAGGAAGTCGTTGACCATGTAGCCCTCGGGCAGGCCGCCCGCGGTGGACATGATCGCGTTGACGTCGTTGTCGGCCGTGCCGGGGCGCAGCTCGGTCTTGGTCAGTCGGATGGCGACCGGCTCCAGCTGCGGCGGGACGATGAGCTTCCGGGCGCGGGCGAAGACCTTGAGGCCCGCCTGATCCTTGAAGTTCGTCCGAACCGCGATCATCGAGTTCAGCAGCGACGCCTCGTTCAGGTCGACCTGAATGGCCGGCTTGTTGGCGACCGTGCCGCCGTCGATGGGATGGTCGGTAGCGCAGAGCGCCTTGCCGTCACCGCCGATGGAGGCGTTGTAGGTGGTCGCCGTGTTCAGGATGTTCGCGCCGTAGATCTCCTTGGTCTGCTGGAAGCTCTCGATCAGACCGAGGTTCGACGGGTGGAACTGCGTCTTGTACAGGTTGTCGTCGATGGCCTTGCGAGTGATCGCGTAGCCGAGGGCGATTTCCGTGTGCTCCTGATTGTAGACGAAGCGTTCGCCGGCGCCGTTGTCGAAGGCAGTCTGGCCGCCTTCGGTCTTCAGCTGGGCGAGGCCGAGGTAGCGCATCTCAGCGGTGCGCTCCAGAGCCATCTTCGAGTCGTGCTTGGTGAAGATCTTGTCGTACTGAGACGGGATCATCTCGTACTTGCCCTCGACGCCACGCAGGCCGGGGAGGAGCAAGTCCTTGATGGCGGAAAGATTAACAGCCATTGGTCATTACTCCTTAGCTGATGCCGGTGGGGCCGGCGCCGTTCGAGCGCAGCCATTCGTTGTTGAAGCCGACGATGACCTGATTGTAGGCCGAGGTCGGATCAGCACCGTTGGCGCCCGGCGGGGCGACGATCAGGCCGCGCACGATGAACGGGAAGGTGACCGTGGTGTTGGCGGTGTCGAGGTAGGCACCGGACTGGCCGGTGCTGGAGTTGCCCGTGCCGATGGCGAACTGGGCGTACTGGCCGACCTTCGAGCTGGTGACCGTGGTCAGCGTGCCCGTGATGTTGAAGGTCGTGCTGGCACCCATGACCTCGAACTGCGCGTTCGGGTCGTCGATGACGTAGGCTTCGACGTCACCCGAGGCATCGCTGCCGGGCCAGTAGCTGTTCCACACGGTGCGCTTCTGCGAGACCGAGAGGTACTTGCAGCCGACGAAGATGCCGGCGAGCGTGGTGGTGCCGGGCGCGGCCTGCGTGATGTAGCCGTTCGCGGTCGAGATGACCGGCATGACCGGGTCGCCGGTGTAGACGGGGGTGGTGTCGGTGGACGCAATCAGACGGGTCGACTGCGCGAAAGTCGGCGCACCGCCCGAGCCGCCGTAGTACTGGCGGAAACCGAACGGCGTATTAGCGTTCGCCATGCCGGAAACTCCTTTTTAGAAAGGGTCCGCGGGCGTCCCGAGACGTCGCAAGAGCCGAGGGAAAATTAGGCCTCACACCGAGGAGGCTATTTTCAAGCATAGCAAAATCTCGCGTAGCCGCTACTTGACACGATGTCCAAAAGGCGGGTAGAGTTAGCCATGCAACCTAAACTCCTCCCCACGCAGTCTACGTTGCGGACTGTGTTGGCCTACGACCCGTTAACAGGCCAAATGCGTTGGCGTAGAACTATGGGCCGCCGCGCAAAACAAGGGGCTGCCGCCGGTAGTTTGCATAGTAATGGCTATCAGGCAGTTAAAATACAGAACTGCCGCTACCCGCTGCATCGGCTAGCGTGGAAATGGATGACCGGCGATGAGCCGATGTTGATCGACCATATCAACGGCGATAGAAAAGATAACCGCTGGTCGAATTTACGCGAAGCGTCAAAATCTGAAAACGGAGCCAACGCGGCGCGATCTAAGCGCAATTCGTCAGGCTACAAAGGCGTGTCGTTTAGGCCTGAACGAGGCAAATACGCCGCGTACATCAGGGTCTCAAGGACGCTCAGACATCTGGGATATTTCAACACCGCCAGAGAAGCCTCGGACGCCTATATGGCCGCGGCTCGCAGGTACTTCGGCGTTTACGCAAAAGAGGGGGTGTAAAACACCCCCTCCTTCTCAGACTGAGAGACGGACCCCTATGCGTCTTTCGGGATCGGGATCGCCTCGAAGCTCTTCTTGATGACGGGGCGCGTGCGCGCGTCGGAGAACTCGGCTTCCATCGTGCCCGGCGGCGCCGCGTTGAGCTGCTGCTCCTTCGCCCTGATCTGGTTGCGCGCGCGATGCCGGTCCATCTCCTCGATGCGATCCGTGATCGCCTTCGGGCGCTGCATCAGGACCTGCCCCTTGCGCTCGATGGTGTCGCCCTTCCAGTTGACGGGCATCATCTCGGGGTGGCGCCGGGCGGGAACTGCCTCCCAGCCGGTGCGGGCGAGCGCGACCTGATAGGCAGGATCCTCCTGCCCCATGATCGTGCGGCGCTTCCACTCGTAGGTCCAGCCATCGGGAACCATGTCGGGTGAGAAGTAGAACTCATCCGTTCCCTCGTTCATGTCACCGAGGTGACCGAGGATCTCGGCCTCGCGCCGTGCGGCCGCGGCGCGAGGGTCGTCGTCACGCAGCGGGGGCCGCATGTCGGGGCGCGGAGACGTGTCGAGGACCGTCTCTTCCGTCTCTTCGGGGCGGCGCGCGCGGCGGCGGCGGCCGGCGGTCTGGGGCAGCGTGTCCATCAGTTCAACCGTCCTTCCTTCTTGAGCGCGACCTTGTTCTTCGCGTACTCCTCGGGGGTCATCTTCATCATCGCGGCCATCTCACGCTCCTCGCCAGAGAGACGGACCACGTTGCCGCCCCGCGTCTCGCGGGATACCGGCGCAGCGGGCGGCGGTGTCGAGCGCCTTGAGGCAGTCGACAGCGCCTCGTCGTTCGCGGGGGCCTTG